TGGCTGACAGTATTAGCTGGGCTAATAACGACGACCTCTGCGACATCAACATGCACGAATACACACACTAATTACTGACTTAATAGGACATTACTATGACTAACATCGCTATCGAAATCGCAGTACAAAGTTTCACTAACCAATCACCTTACAAAGCGCGTCTCGCGAACAAAATGCTTGACCAGCTGTCTGGTGACCATGCAGCGCCTACCATGATCGATGCTATCTGGCAGGCAACCATGCTCAACGCTAAGTTCAATGAGCAGGAAGAGGAGAATTGCAAAGCAGTTGGCGCACTACACAAACCTGAGATATACGACATCAGCTTCCACGGCTTCATACAGCAGATCATGAACAAGGTATGTTGGAATGCTAGGCAAGCAGCTATTGCGCGTATCGAACAAGACGCCGAAGAAGCTAAAGCATCTGGCGGTAACGGCACCGACAAGACCGCTGAAGTTACTGAAAACACCGGTCTCACTTTATCATCGATAGCCGATATCAAAGAACAAGTAGATGATATATACATGAAACTATCTTGTGTATCAGCTGAAATCGCTGACAAACGTCAGCTAGACGCCGAGCCTTTGTACATGTTCGCACCCTCCGAGCGCCTCGAAAGCGGCGACTGGGTTGTTACGCACAAGCTAGATGATTGGGACGATACCTTCGCGACGTTGAATAACATCGTTGTCGAACTCAATGATCGACCAAAGGTAGATGAATCCGACATCTACGCTCCCCGCAAATACGCATAATTTCTCCCCTCAACCACCTAGCCTTCGGGTTAGGTGGTTTTTTTATGCCAAGCCGCAGCGCATAGCAGTGTGCCTGTTTCACTATCATCACTTTGTGATGATGTAGCCCCCGACCCGCACCCAGTGTGCGCGAACCACGAACCGAGGACCGTGAACCATGACCAACGAACAAATGAAAACGCTTGCCTCACTATCTAGTGATGGCTACGCAGTAATCGTATGGACCCCAGAAGAGTTAGGCGACGTAAGTGCCAGGCTCATTGAAGACCAAAGCATTGAACTAGGGCATCAGATCATTGAGGACCAAACCGATAGCTGCGGCATATTAGAAATGGCGGATGACCAACTGTTTCAAGAAATCAAAGAACTAATCTTTAAGGACCACGAATCATGAACATTCTTGTAGAAAACGTAAGCGTTGATCTGCTTCGTGCTCAACGAGCCAAGCTGCTTGACTTCCTAAACCCAAGCGACGAGATCCAGGGGCTTATACACCTGCTCGATCACATGCTTGATAAAGCGGAGCGCGAATCATGAAAATTAACAAAGCTCAACAGACCTCCCTCAAACGTGTCTGGACCAGAAACAACCAGGGCAAAAGCTACTTAGCATTCCGTAGAACGGTATGCCAGGGCTGTAACTGCGCAATGGTTCACTGGTCTGGCATGTGGCTAGGCATCGAACCCGATGGATACACACACTCATGAATAAATACAACGAAGTCGAATACACAGAACAAGAGCGCGAATCATGGACATAACCAAAGTAGTCGATGAATGCGACGCCCGCAGACTCAATGAAGAAGGTGTTGGCTTATCCGACGCACTAGTAAACATCATTGTGTATGCATACACAGAAGGTGTGAAGTTTGCATACGCACAAAAAGAAGAGGAGCGCGAATCATGAACATCTACAAAATCACCGTGCGCGAAATATCATCAATTGAGTACAAAATAGAAGCTGACTCCGAAGAAGAAGCGCGCGATCTACTTGGCATGGGCGATCAACGCGTCGTAGATAGCGCTATCGTTGACTGGGACATCATCGAAATCGAGGAGTACATATAATGGCTGAATACGAAATAGAGTTCCCATTCACGGAGCTCAAAACCCCCACTGGCGACTACTACGACAACCGCATAGAGATGGAACGTGCGGGATTTGTAGAGTCACAAATGTGGTCTGTAACAGATGCCGACGATGACGACGGCTCTGAATACCTCTGCTACGGGCCAGTCCACCACTACGTCAATTTACTCGGCTACATCGCCACCGCAGAGCACCACGACGGCGACACGTATTACATCGAATGCGTTAAAACTGCAGAAGAAGTTGCAAAAGAAGCCGCTTATTACTGTGAGAAATGTGATGACTGATCAACAAATTATCGAAATGTTCGACCAACACCCGAACTTATTTCTCACTGACCTAGCCAAAATCACCGGCAAAACAGTAGCCGAACTCAAGAAAATACTATTGGAGAGCCCCCGATGGAACTAATTGTATGGACAAAAAAGCAGCTGTGGCAGAACCAAGCACCTGGCTTCAACTTTGAAAAAAACGCAGACGAGCTGCTCGAGCAAGCACTGCTCAGTGGATTCGTCGACCAGGTAGGTGAAGATCAATACCAGGTAAACCTTAACTACCCCGAACCGAGGACCGACTAATGTCAGCACTACAACTTGATGAATTCACTGGATCTATGTATTTCACGCGCTGGTCGCCAATAACCAAAAGCGTTCTGACTGAAGGCGCTTTGTATGTAGCTGAAAAAGCTGGTGCGTACTGGCTGTTCGATTCAATACAGTCATACCTGGACCAACACCAGGCAGACTGGGCACAGACAACTATGGTTGTGCATGACGACGACAGCGCAACGCTGACCATGACAAACGGGAACGACGACCCGCTAAGCGAATGGAAAATACCATTCACCGATTTCCCCGAGCCAGAGATAAAGATCTGGTCTGTACGCAACGAGCTCAATGCTCACACTCACATGCTGCCCTCGGAGTATTAATCATGAACGAAATGACTCCCGCAGAAATACGTGAGTTTTACGATCGAAACATAAACATGACGCTTTTAGATTTGTCATGTGAAACCGGATTAACAATCCCCGAACTTAAAAAAATACTGTTAAAGGATGAATCATGACTATCGACGAAGTAATACACCAATGCCGCCAATTAATGTATTCAAATGACAAAAGAATATTAGGTGACGAAATGATCGTCTTACTACGCCTTGCTTATCAAGAAGGCCAACAAGCAGGTACTAATCATGAGTGACAAAACCGTTCTACTTCAACCTGTAGGCATCGTCCACACCCCTAAAAATGTAGATGAACTACAAAACTACATCGCCAAGTTCCACGGTGGGGAAGCTATCGTTGCTTTCACCTGTGCCTGGATGGCTTGGAACTTAGCAGCAAAACTCACCAACCCAGAAGGAAAATCAGCTGATGAATAATTATCATGGAGAAAGCTTTTTAGATGATTTTGTACAGTTTCTAAATAAACGCATCGACTGTCGCCTTGAAACTATGCTGACGGAAGACGATCGTACCGCGAACCACGAAGATCGTACCGCGGAGCTCGAATCAAAAATCGAAGAGCTTGAGTCTCAGATCGAGTATTACTCTGACCATGAAGACCGTATCAGCGAGCTAGAAGACACAGTCGCAGCAATCGACCGTTCTCAATTGCTCAAAGACTTAACCACAATCGTTGACCGCAGGGTTCACGAACTCGCATCGCGTGGGCGCTTACGTATCTACGTTGCATCCTCCGACCCTAACACCGTGGAGAACGTATCATGAGCCGTATGCCATGTAGCATTACCGACGGGCCACAGTACGACGACGACGAACTGTTCCCGCCAAAACCCGAACCAAACCCCGATGACGAATATGACAGGATGGTAGAAGAAGAGCTGTTCGAAAATGAGTAAGCTCTTATTCACAACGCAACTGGCACTAATTGTGCTGTTCATTTTTACTGCCTATGAATTATATCTGTTGAACTAATAAATTAGCAGTAGTACTATTTCGCTCTTACTAGGAGAGTATGATGAGTATCAACGAAGCAACCCCCCAAGATTGGGACCGCGTACGTCAACAACATCCCGCCATAGAAAAGACAGGCGCAAACAAGACAGGCTTAGAAGCCTGGATGCAAGAAGCCCATGAAGAAGAGTACGCTGATCCGTACGATATCCAATACGACCCAGTAGGTAAGCCTAAGCACTACAACTCAGGAAATATAGAGTGTATTACAGCTATTGAAGAGTCCATGTCCAGTCATGCATTCAAAGGCTACCTAAAGGGCAACTGTTTAAAATATTTGTGGCGCTATGACTACAAAGGCAAGCAGGTAGAAGACCTACAAAAAGCAGGTTGGTATCTAAACCGGCTGACCGTAATGGTCACAAAAGAAAATGAGTAACCGCTTCACAGATATCGAAGCAGCTGTAGAAGAAGGTCATTTCATACAAACCAAGCTAAGTAAAACCGCTTACTTAGCTTGTGACCTCCAACGCAACTTGTATGTCTTTACCCATGAAGAATACAAGGCTTTCAAAAAGAAACTTGATGTTATCGACATATTCCACCCAGGAGGGCGCTATGGACACCAAAGATTACTTTCAAGCAATACCTGATTTAAACGAAGACATGATCAGCCCCGAGTTCCACACCTACACCACCGTGTGGATGAAGTCTCGTATGCCAGAAGCCTATAAAGAGCTCAAAGCCCGCTTCAAGTCTATCGAAGGCGAGATATACGCCCAGCACGAATCTAATGGAGCAGACTTTTAATGCTGGTAACCCTCGACTTTGAGACATACTTCGACACCAAAGTGTCTCTAACTAAGCTGACCACCATGGACTACGTCCGACACGAGAAGTTCAAAGTGTGGGGCGTTGGCATCAAGATAGATCATGATGAGACCGAATGGTTCGGCGAAGACGAAGCAGAAGCTGCAATTCATGACATTGACTGGAGCGAAGCAACGCTTGTCTGTCACAACACCCCGTTCGATGGTTATATTTTAACCAGGTACTACGGCGTTACACCCAAGTTCTACGTAGATACCGCAGCTATGGCGCGAGCATTAGCGCCTGGGCAATCAGCCAGGCTAAAAGACTGTGCTGTACGTGCATTCCCTGATGATGAGTCAATGCGTAAAGGTGATGAGCTAATCGACGCCAAAGGCATCTATGATCTAGATCCTGAAACAGAAGAAGCGTTAGCAGGCTACTGTATACAAGACGTCAATCTTACCTACGCGCTGTACAGAAAGATGATCAATGAAATGCCTTTAACTGAACTCGAGCTGATCGACATGACCTGCCGCATGTTCTGTGAACCAAAGCTAATCGTGGACCGCGAAGCACTAATCGCGTTCCGTGATGAGCAAATCACAGCTAGCGAATCAGCGATCGAAACCGCCGGTATAGATCGCAAAGTACTAAGTTCAAACCAACAGTTTGCACAATACATAAAAGATATGGGAGTTGTACCGCCCACAAAGGTCAGCCCGACAACAGGTAAAAACATACCGGCCCTGGGTAAAAACGACAAAGCGTTTACTCAAATGCAACGTATGTATCCCGAACATCAACATATATGGGATGCCAGAAAGGCAGTAAAAAGCCGCATCAACGAGACCAGGGCTCAACGATTCATCGACGCAACGCATGATGACGGCACTATCTCTGTACCTCTGCGTTACTACGCAGCTCACACTGGACGCTTCGGTGGCACCGAAAAGATCAACATGCAGAACATGCCCCGCAACTCTCCGCTTCGCAAAGCGCTCTGTGCGCCAGAAGGGCAGCTCGTATTCGTAGCTGACTTATCTAACATCGAAGCGCGTATGCTGGCGTGGCTTGCTGATGAGTATGACCTGCTCGAACAGTTCCGAGCGGGTGATGACATCTACAGCAACTTAGCTACACAGATCTACGGCAGGCCAATTAACAAACACAACGACCCAACTGAACGGTTCGTTGGTAAGACGGCTGTGCTCGGTCTTGGATATGGCATGGGTGCGTCTAAGTTCCAGGCAACGTTAGAAGCTGGAGCAATGGGTCCACCCATGAAGTTCACCACCGACGAAGCCTATAACGTAGTAAATACATACCGCAGCACATACTCAGGTGTACAATTGCTGTGGCAAAAGCTGGAACTCAAGCTAGCTAACACAATTAACCCCAACTACGAAGAAGACTGGCACGGTCTGTATTTCCACCAGGGCAAGATACACCTGCCTAACGGACTCGCGCTGCACTACAATAACCTTAGATTCGAAGGCGGCAAGCTAACCTATGACTCACGCACCACCGAGTCTACCTGGGGCGGGCGCATCACAGAGAACGTAGTTCAAGCGTTATCCAGGATTATTGTCACCGACGCAATGCTGCGTATTCAAGCTGACAAGACTTTACAAGCAGAAGTTGTACTTACTGTGCATGATGAGATCGTTTTAATTAGCCAAGCTAATAACCCTGATGCTACAATGGATAAACTAATCGCACACATGTGCAAACCGCCAGGTTGGGCTCTTAACATCCCACTCGATGCTGAAGGCGGATATGACGTTAGCTACAGCAAGTGATTTATGCCACGACTAGTACTGACAAGAAAGATCAACGAGAAAGTCATCCTTCATGATGATGACGGCGTTCTTGCGGAAGTAAAAGTATCAAAAGTTGACAGGAATCAAGTCCGCCTTACATTTGAAGCGGATGACACGGTCAGGATTGACCGACAGGAAGTTTTCGACAAAAACGCTCCTACAAAATAAATATTGGCTATGCTAATATTACCGCTCTGTAGGAGGAGCTATGCAACTTACTTTTTTAGAAGCCGCCAACGGACAGCGGCTGAGTAAACGACACTGTCCTAAAAACGGATTCACTCCGTACCCACACGTAAAAAACGTTACATCTCACGACATAGAAGTGCCTTTAAATGGAGCAGGACTCTCCATTTTAGAAAACCTTATCCGAGAGCACGGCCAACAAGGCCACTGTCTTCTTAAAGGTAACCTAAAAAGATCAATAGAAAATGAATCTCGCGCAGGCAAAACCGATCGTATCGGTTATTCCAACCTGCTCGTGCTTGATATTGATGGCATTATTTTACCAGGTCACACTAACCCGAAAGCGTTTACTGACAAAGATGTCAGTACATTAACGAAAGCTGTTATGCGCGAGCTACCACCTGAAGTGCAGGACTGCAGCTTCATCGCGCAAGCATCAGCTAGCCTTGGGCTTAAAGGTGACAAAGTTTCTCTACACATATTTATTCTGTTGACACACGCCATGCCTGCTAAGGCTATGAAGTTGTGGCTGCAGAGCTGTAATTTTGAGTCTCAGCTGTTTTCATCGCAGCTCGAACTGTCTAGTAACGGACACTCACTAAAGTATCCGTTAGACACAAGCGTAGCTGACAACTCAAAGCTCATCTTCATTGCTCCTCCTACCTTTGAAGACGGAACCCACGATCCGTTCAGTTCCTCCGCTGAGCGGATCGTGCGTGTTTCCGGTATCACGGAGACGCTTGATCTTGCAAAACTCATGGGCGACATCAGCCCAGAAGTTGTGCATCAGAAAAGCAATGAGCACAAAAACAAACTACGTACACAGCGTGGCTTCAAAGCAAAGAAAGAACGACTGACTATCGCAACCGTCGATAACAAGTCAGAAGAAATTCTAGACAACCCAGATCGCATGTCGATCCACATCACTGACGATACAAACCCTCCGTACATACGGTGTAACGTCAATGGTGGCGACAGCAATGCATACTACTTCAAGCTCGAAGACCCGACCTACATGTTCAACTTCAAAGGCGAACCCATCTGGTCTATCGAGAAAGCAGACCCTGACTTCTACAAATCACTGTTTGATGTGTATCAAGAAGAGATGGAGAAGGAAGGTCGAGCTAACTTCCCAGTAGCAATGCGTGATTTCTACACAGACACGTACTACAACGGCGTATTCGATCCCAATCTCAATCAGTTTAGTGACGAATTCCCATTGATGCCGTGCTCCTCAGCAAGCATCGAAGGCTTTATGAGATCGCATGGTCGTAGCAAACCAGATTACATACCTGATGCAAGAGTTGTATTTGACCCTGCTTCTAATGATGCAGGTGTAAATCTGTCTAACGTGCCGTACCACATCAACATGTTCCGTAAAACAGAATACATGCTGTCAAACCGTGACCACGAATCGCTAGGCATGGGTGACGCAGCAAGGATCGCGGACTCTTGTCCCCTGATCTACAAGCTAATGACACACATCTTAGGAGGACAAAGCCTCGAGGTTGAGCACTTCACCAACTGGCTGGCCTATATCTTCCAGACCAAGCGCAAAGCAATGACCGCCTGGGTCCTGCAAGGTGTCCCTGGTACAGGTAAAGGTATCTTCTACACCAAGGTACTCAGACCATTGTTCGGTAACGAACACGTACCGATGCGTGCATTGCAGAACATCGAAGAGCAGTTCAACTTGTACATGAGACAAGCACTGTTCCTGGTAGTTGATGAGTTTCATATGGCATCAGCCAACTCAGGCACTATGAAGATTGCTGACAAACTCAAGAACGCTATTACAGAAAACACGATGACCATTCGTGCAATGCGTTCCAACCAGGTTGAAATGCCTAACTACACAAATTTCATCTTCCTGACTAACCGTATGGATGCAGTCAAGATTGAAGAAGGCGACCGTCGATACAACATCGCACCTCGCCAAGAGCAGAAGCTCGAGCATGTGTACCCAGAAGTTATCGATGGGATCGATGACATCAGCACTGAGTTACATAAGTTCGCTGCATTACTTCGTAGCTACAAAGTTAACAAGCAGCTAGTACGTACGCCTATCGCTAACAATGCTAAGGCACAGATGGCTCAAGTCACCATGTCGGTTATGGAAGAGTTCTTCGCTGCTGTACGTCATGGCAACCTATCGTTCTTCATGGACATACTAGACATCAGCTTAACTAACGTATTACAGGGGCAAGAAATCACCACCGCACAACGCTTTGTTAAACAGTGGATAGCAGAGTCTCAGTGGCCTCATTCAGTTATACCGATGGAACATCTGCGTGTTGTGTATGGCGTACTAACTGATGACCGTTTATCTCAACGCGAGTTCCAAAAGAAAGCAGCACGTTGCGGCATTAGCAAAGAACGAAAACGTATTCATGGTGCGCCACGTAATTCCAACACAGTTATGGGCGTAGTTACCACTTGGAAACTCGATACAGAACAATTTAACGAAGTCACTGACAAGTACTTCGACGACAAGGATCGCAAGTTACTTGCTGTCAAGTAACTATATTAGTTATACTAATATATCTACTTACTACTACTAGGAAAGTAAATGATTAAGTTGACTCAGGATACGAGACCCGACGACGTTGGCCCAGAGTTCGAAAAGCCTAAAGCACTAGGCGATGTCCGAGCGTGGAGCTACTCAGCTCTTAAAGTCTACGAAGAATGCGCTTATCGAACCTACATAAGTCGCGTAAAAGGCGTAAAAGAACCCAGTGGTCCAGCTGCAGATCGCGGTACGCAAATACACCAATACGCTGAAGACTATGTCAACGGCACTATGGGTGAAATGCATGATTCACTATTCAAATTCAAAGATGAGTTTGAAGAGCTGCGACAACTGTACATCAATGCAAAAGTAGAGCTCGAGGGCGAGTGGGGCTTCGACCTTGACTGGGCAACAGTCGGTTGGATGCAAAAAGAAACCTGGGCTCGCATCAAACTTG